TCTTCAATGGACAGAGCACCGGAAAATACTCAGTAGTTGTCACTGTCGATGACGACACAGCACAAAAACTAGAGGCCGAGGGTGTCAAACTCAAGACCTACCAAGACCAAACTCAGCGCAAGTTCGCCACCAAGTTCGATGATTTCCCTGTGATCGATAATGACGGTGAACCTGTTCAGAAGGGCACTGTACGCTACGGTGACACGGTTCGCATCAAGTATGCACTAGGTCAACCTCATCCTGTACATGGCACTGCACCATACCTACAAGCGATCCGAGTCGTAGAGAAAGGCGAAGGTAGCGCAGGTCAAGATGATGGTGAATTCTGATTTTGGAGAGTTCATAGGCCACCAGAGTTGCCCCAAGTGCGAATCTTCGGATGCACTCGGGGTCTACTCCGACGGTCACGGGTATTGTTTTTCATGCCAAACTCATTTCAAGGAGGTTGACAACGTGGAAGCTACCGCCAAAGTTGTTTCATACAACAGACCCGCAGAGATGTTCGGGTCTCCAATGGCAATCACAGAGCGTAGGCTGTCGCTAGATACAGTCAAGAAATATGGGGTCACAGTAGAGACTGAAGCAAACGGTAGCACGCCTATCAAGCATCACTATCCCTACTATGACAATCGTGGTCACTTCATTGGGACCAAGGCACGCAGGTTGAGCGATAAATCATTCAGCACAACAGGCGATATGAGGAACAACACACTGTTTGGTCAGCAGTTGTTCAAGAACGAAGGTCGATTCGTTACAGTTGTTGAAGGAGAACTAGATGCTCTTGCTACGTTTGAAATGTTGGGCTCTAAATTTCCAGTCGTCTCGGTCTCCAAAGGAGCTTCGGGCGCTGTCAAAGATTTCAAGAACAATCTGGAATGGCTTGAGGGTTTTGAGAATGTCGTCATTTGCTTCGACAATGATTCGGCAGGTCGAGAGGCATCTGAGAAGTGCGCCCAGATACTATCGCCAAACAAGGCTCGCATCGTCTCGCTGACGGGCTTCAAAGACGCTAGCGACTACCTGAAACACAACAAGGTCCGAGACTTCACCAATGAATGGTGGGAAGCTAAAGTATACCGAGTGGCAGGCATTGTCACTCTAGAGGATGCTTGGGGAGACTTCATCAAGCGAGGCACAGAGGAGATCATACCCTTCCCTGAGTCGTTTGGTTCCCTCAATGCAATGATGAATGGCGGTGTTGCTGCCGGTGAAATCACAGTGCTAGGCGCTCTGACTTCAATCGGTAAAACAACACTAGTAAACGAGATTGTCTACCACTTATGGAAGAACACAAACAAACGCATTGGTTGTGCATTCCTAGAGGCAGACAACGGTGAAGCGGTAGAGAACCTACTGACGATTCACACAGGACACAATCTAGCTACGGCAGATCGCAACAACATTGATTTTGATAAACTACATACTGACATCATCACTGATGGACGTATACTGCTCTTGGACCACAACGGTGCCGTAGATGCTGATGAGTTGTTCATCAAGCTCCGAGCGATGGTCAAGGGCAACGGGTGTGAGGTAATCATCATTGACCCTCTACAGGCAGCAATCACGAGCAATTCCAATGAGACTGTGGATGACTTCATGGATCGACTGCTCAAGCTGACCAAAGAGACCAAGGTGTCTGTGATCGTGGTATCGCATATGCGTAAACCTTCGATGACGAACCCACACAATGTAAACGAATATGACCTGAAGGGTTCAGGCTCAATCAACCAGATCGCTTTCAACACAATCCTGTTGAGTCGTGACAAGATGGCTGAAGATGACTACGCACGAAACTCAACGATGGTGCAGGTAGTCAAATGTCGTCGAACAGGTGCCACAGGGATGGCTGGTTGGTTGTACTACAACTCACAGACTGGTCGCTTGGAACGAGGCGAACCACCTGAGACCCAACAGGCAAACAAAGAGGATGAGTTCTGATGAAGTTGAGAGAAGCCTTAGAAATCTTGAACGAGAGGGGCAAGGGACAAGTCAAAATAGGTAAGGAAGGCGGGTGGACTGAGTATAGTATTCAGTACCTACTCAGGCACGACACGGGGGAGCTGTGCTGGACTGCAGGTGGGACCACAGGGGGTCCTGCTAGACTCTCCGATAAAAATTTAGATGAGGACAACTGGTACTATTTCAGCAAGTCTCATGATGATAGTTCTATAGTGGAGTAAAAATGCAGTTGATTTTTGATATTGAAACCAACGGACTACGCCCTTCGATCATCTGGTGCCTATGTGCACTGAAGGATGGCGAAATGGTAACACTAGAGAAACCTACCAAAGGAGATGTACAGAAACTACTAGAGGGCGTTACAGAAGTCATTGGTCACAATATCATCAACTACGATATTCCAGTGGTCCAGAGACTCTTAGGGGTTTCCTTTGATGACTACAAACTGACGGATACGCTAGTAATGAGCCGCTTGTATAATCCTAGTTTGGACGGTGGGCACTCGCTAGGCAAATGGGGCGAACGCCTGAAGTTCCCCAAAGGAGATTATAATGATTGGTCTGCACTTACGCCAGAGATGGTGGAGTACTGTCAGCAAGACGTTAGGGTTACTGAACAAGTATACAAAGTACTCACGGATAAGCTGGCGCCTTTTGGAAGCGAAAGCATTGAGCTTGAGCATTCAGTACAGAACGAAATTACTGAACAAATCGAAAATGGGTGGCTACTAGATCAACGCAAGGCATTCGATCTGATCGCTACTCTACAGGAGAAGAAATATGAACTTGAAGAAAAAGTACTACAAACTTTCAAACCGCTTCCTACGTTTATCAAGGAAATTACGCCAAAAATAAAAAAGGATGGCAGTCTATCCGCAGTTGGACTAAAGTTCCTCGGGGAATCTTGGGTAGACGTAGCAGGTAAATTTAGTCGCATTGATTACCCTGAGTTCAACCTAGGTAGTCGTAAGCAAATCGGCAGGTACCTTCAACACTTCGGTTGGAAGCCTGAGAAATTCACAGACAATGGACAGGCGATAGTAGATGAACGTGTTCTGGAGACTGTTTCGGATATTCCTGAGGCTCAACTAATCGCAGAGTACCTACTGGTACAGAAGCGTATAGCTCAGGTGCAATCATGGGTTGATGCTGTTCAAGATGACGGCAGAGTTCATGGTCAAGTAAACGCAATAGGTGCAGTGACTGGTCGTATGACCCATAGCTCACCAAACATGGCTCAGGTTCCCGCAGTGTATTCTCCTTATGGTGAAGATTGTAGGTCCTGTTGGATAGTACCTGAGGGTCGCAAGCTAGTCGGCATCGATGCTTCAGGTTTAGAATTACGAATGCTCGCTCACTATATGGGCGACGAGGATTATACACATGAAATACTTAACGGAGATATTCACACTGCAAACCAACTTGCTGCAGGACTTCCTTCACGAGATCAAGCAAAAACCTTTATATACGCCTTTCTCTACGGAGCAGGAGATGCAAAAATTGGCTCAGTTGTTGGAGGAAGCTCAACTCATGGAAGAAAACTTAAGAAAAAGTTCCTTGACAATACTCCAGCTCTTGCAGACCTTCGAGATCGAGTGGCCCAAGCCGCAGGAAGAGGCTACCTCAGAGGCTTAGACGGCAGACGACTGTGGATTCGATCTGAACATGCGGCACTCAACACACTACTACAGAGTGCAGGTGCCGTAGTCATGAAGAAAGCTCTGGACATCTTCACTGAGTTTGCCCAGAAGTGGAAGCTAGATTATAAACTTCTAGGTTCTATTCATGATGAGTATCAGATTGAAGCCGCAGACAAGGATGCACAGAAGGTTGGATACCTGATGGTTGAATCAATCAAAGCCGCAGGTGTTCACTTCAAGATGCGTTGTCCTCTAGATGGCGAATATAAAATTGGTGTCAATTGGGCAGAAACACACTAGTATTTCATCAGGATCTGTGTTATACTAATGGAATACTAAGGAGATAAACATGAAATCAATTTACACCCTCGTAGAGGACATCTACAAGCTGATGGATACCAAAGAGGTCGATCCTGATGTAAACCTCGACGAGGAGATTGAACTCTTCGGAGAGTCCATGAAGGAAATCATGCGAAAGGAGTTCACACCTCAGCAACGAGACAACCGTAAGCTACGACTGAGCGCCATTGGCAAGCCTGATCGTCAGCTCTGGTCCTCAGTCAATGACCTAGAGCGAGAGAAGCTCAAGCCACACACCTACATCAAGTTCATGTATGGTCATATGATCGAGGAGATGCTTCTTTTGTTGATCCGTCTGGCAGGACACAAGGTCACTGATGAGCAGAAGGTCTGTGAGGTCGAAGGAGTCAAGGGCCATATGGATGCCCGAGTAGATGGTCGTTTGATTGACATCAAGAGTACTTCTACTTTTGGCTTCAAGAAGTTTAAAGACGGAACTCTGGCATTCGATGACCCCTTCGGTTACATTGCCCAGATCAAAGCATATGCACACGCAGAAGGAGATACTAAATATGGTTGGTTAGCGATTGACAAACAGAATGGTCACTTGACTTACTTGGAGTATGACGAGACAGATAAGAATGCAGATGTGTATGACTTCATTAGTTATGACATTGCAGAGCGAGTCAGAAACGTAAAAAAGATCGTGGAGCAACCAGCTCCTCCAACATTGTGCTACGAATCCGTGCCCGATGGCAAATCTGGAAACGAAAAGTTGGCTACTGGTTGTTCTTACTGCGACTACAAAAAGCACTGTTACCCCGAGTTAAGAACATTCTTGTATTCAACTGGTCCAAGATTTTTAACTAAGGTGGTCAACCCGCCTAAAGTAATCGAGATAACGGAATTGTAAATTATGTTCACAGAAGAATGCCTCAAGTATGTTGATGTCTGTCTTCTATGTGATGTCCTAGGGATTGAGGTTGAGGATGTCCTCGCTCAATTCCCTGACAAAGTGGATGAGAACATGGAACAGCTCAAGGAACTCTTCGACATGGATGAGGATGACGAAGATGGAGTGGATTAACTCTACACACCTAAAGAACTTTGAAGAAGACCTTGAGAAATACCTCGGGTTCATTTATGAAATCACAATGAAGGATGGGAGATACTACGTTGGTCGTAAGCAATTCTGGACGAGTCGTAAAGGTTCAACAAACTGGAAATCGTACAACTCAACCTCCAAGACCATACTGGATAACACAGATGAGATTGCAAAGAAAGAAATCATAGGTATCTTCTCTTCCAAATCAGCCATGAGATACGCAGAGACTGCTTGTATATTGTGGTCTGATTCCTACCTTAACCCATTAGGACTTAACTGGTCCTTCGATTCATGCAAGGGAACGCTGAAGCTGACTGAGGATGACTCAAAACAATTAGAGGAGCTAAAGAAACGATGGACTTAGACGAGAAACGATGGGAGAAATTCTGGGAGATCCTTGAGGAATATGACTCAGTGGATACTTGGGATGATCCAGTGAGCCGACCTGCTCATTATGCAAATAAAGAAATTGAGGTCATTGATTACATTGATGACACTGTTCCAGATTCGTACAGCTTTTACTTCGGCAATGCAATTAAATACCTGAGCCGTCACTTGAGCAAAGGTAACTCAGTGCAAGACCTAGAGAAGTGCAAGTGGTACATCGACCGTATGATTAAGGATAATAAATGCTAGAAGATTTAGTAGTTGGATGGGCAAGAGATCGAGGGATTCTAGACCAAGGTACAATCGAAGGTCAGCTAAAGAAACTCCGAGAAGAAGTACAAGAGTTGGCAGAGGCTTACGAGAAGGACGACCGAACAGAGTATGCAGACGCAATAGGCGATTGTGCAGTAGTCCTGATAATCCTCGCTGAGATGTACGGTCTTGATTACAAGGATTGCCTAGGTGCTGCTTATGGCGAGATTGTGACACGCAAGGGTCGCATGATCGATGGAATATTCGTAAAGGATGCTGAAGTATGAACGTAACTATCTATGGGCATGACCAGTGCATGTACTGCAAGGAAGCCAAGAAAGAATGTGAGGCACGAGATGTCTCAGTGGACTACCTCAACATGATGGATGATCCACAGTACCATGAGGACCTTGAAGAACTCATTGGTCGAGTGAAGACTGTTCCTCAAATCTTTATTGACGGAGAGCACATAGGAGGCTACCGTGAACTCATGGAGGTTCTAAATGGTTAAGGTTGATTACTCACGCAACGAGGGGTTCAGTGAACAAGCACTGAGCCTCCTCAAGGACTACTACTGTAACGATAATGAAGACCCTCAAGATGCCTTTGCTCGTGCAGCAATGGCATACTCAGAGGGCGACATGGAGTTTGCCCAACGGATTTATGATTATGCTAGTAAGCGTTGGTTTATGTTTTCTAGCCCAGTACTGTCTAATGCTCCAAGCAGTGGCGAAGCAGTCAAAGGCTTACCTATTAGCTGCTTCCTTACTTATGTTCCTGATGATCTACACGGCCTTATCGACCACAACGCAGAAGTGGCTTGGCTTAGTGTGAAGGGAGGAGGCGTAGGTGGTCACTGGAGCGATGTCCGTAGCGTATCCGAGAAGAGCCCAGGGCCCCTTCCATTCATGAAGGTAGTGGATAGTCAGATGACTGCTTACAAGCAAGGGAAGACCCGTAAGGGCTCCTATGCAGCATACCTTGATATTGATCATCCTGACATCATCCAGTTCATGGAGTTCAAGGTCCCAACAGGGGATCAGAATTACAAGTGTTTCAACCTGTTCAATGCAGTAAATGTCACTGATGAATTCATGGAGGCAGTAGAGAATGATAAACAGTGGAATCTTAGAGACCCAGCGACATCAGACATTGTCGAAACTGTATCTGCTAGAGGATTATGGGAACGACTACTCGAAGCTC